CCGGTCCTCCGCTGGATGATGGACAACATTTTCATCCGCACCGACCCGGCCGGCAACATTAAAGTGGATAAAGAGAAATCCACAGAAAAAATCGACGGCGCTGTGGCAACGATTATGGCTCTTGACAGAGCGATCCGCTGCGGCAATGACAATGGGGCTTCGGTCTATGACGACCGAGGCATTTTATTTATCTGAAAGGAGTGTGATTGCTTATGAGCATATTTTCGGGCATTTTCAAGGCGCGTGACAAGCCTACCAACAGCACGGTCGGCAGTGGCTACCGCTTTTTCTTCGGCGGATCAACCTCCGGCAAAGCCGTGACCGAACGGTCCGCGATGCAGATGACGGCGGTTTACTGCTGTGTCCGCATTTTGGCCGAAGCCATCGCCGGCCTGCCAATCCACATGTACCGCTACAAAGAAGACGGCGGCAAGGAGAAAGCCATCGACCACCCGCTGTACCTTCTGCTCCATGACGAGCCCAACCCGGAGATGAGTTCCTTTGTGTTCAGGGAGACGCTCATGACACACTTGCTGCTCTGGGGCAACGCCTACGCGCAGATTATCCGAAACGGACGCGGAGAAGTCATTGCACTGTATCCGCTGATGCCGAACAAAATGACGGTCGACCGCGATGCGAACGGGCAACTTTATTACACCTATCAGCACTCCACAGATGAAGCCAAAACGATGAAAACCAATACGGTCATTCTGAAGCCCTCTGACTTGCTGCACATTCCGGGCCTAGGCTTCGACGGGCTCGTCGGCTATTCGCCAATTGCTATGGCCAAGAACGCCATCGGCATGGCAATCGCCTGTGAGGAATACGGCGCAAAATTCTTCGCCAACGGCGCGGCTCCGGGCGGCGTACTGGAACATCCCGGTACCATTAAGGACCCGACCAAGGTGCGCGAAGCATGGCAGTCACAGTTCGGCGGCAGCGGCAACGCTAACAAGATCGCCGTGCTGGAAGAAGGCATGAAGTATACGCCCATCGGGATCTCTCCAGAACAAGCGCAGTTTCTGGAAACGCGAAAGTTCCAGATCGATGAGATAGCTCGAATTTTCAGGGTCCCGCCTCACATGGTGGGCGACCTTGAGAAGTCGAGCTTTTCTAATATTGAGCAGCAGTCACTGGAGTTTGTGAAATACACGCTGGACCCGTGGGTGGCCCGCTGGGAGCAGTCCATCATGCGCACGCTCCTCACACCTGAAGAGAAAAAGCGGTATTTCGTGAAGTTCAATGTGGACGGGCTCCTGCGCGGCGATTACCAGAGCCGCATGAACGGGTACGCCGTAGGCAGGCAGAACGGCTGGATGTCCGCGAACGACATCCGCGAGCTGGAAAATCTCGACCGAATCCCCACAGAGAACGGCGGCGACCTGTACCTTATTAACGGCAATATGCTCCCGCTGAAGGACGCGGGCGCTTTTGCAAATACCTCAAGCGATGACGGAAAGGAGGAAAATTCCAATGAAAAAGTTCTGGAAATGGAAAAATCAGGCGGCAACGGAGACAACTCCGGCAGAGAGAACGCTATATCTGAGCGGCACCATCGCGGAGGAAAGCTGGTTTGACGACGATGTGACCCCGCAACTTTTCAAAAACGAGCTCATGTCCGGCAGTGGAGACATCACCGTCTGGATCAACTCTCCGGGTGGTGACTGCGTGGCTGCGGCGCAAATCTACAACCTGCTCATGGATTACAAGGGCAACGTCACGGTCAAGATCGACGGCATCGCGGCTTCGGCTGCCTCCGTCGTCGCTATGGCCGGCACGAAGGTTCTTGTATCGCCTGTGTCGATGCTCATGATCCACAACCCCATGACGGTGGCGATGGGCAATTCCGAAGAAATGCAGAAAGCCATTGAAATGTTGGCCGAGGTCAAAGAAAGCATCATCAACGCCTATGAAATCAAAACCAGTATGTCCCGCGCGAAGATCTCGCACCTCATGGACGCCGAGACCTGGATGGACGCCAACAAGGCTGTCGAGCTCGGTTTCGCCGACGAGATTATGAAACGCTCCCGCGACAATGATGAGCTTGACGCGCCCGTTGTATCCATGCTCTACTCGCAGGCTGCGATTACCAATTCCCTGATGGATAAGATCGCTGTCAAGTGCAGGATTCAGCAGAAGCCCGAAACCCAAGAGCACTCCGTAGATGATTATCTGGAGCAGCTCAACAACAAGAAATTTCACGTATAACAAGGAGGATTTTTGTTATGAGTAAACTTATCGAAATGCGCGATAAGCGCGCAAAAGCATGGGACGCCACGAAAGCGTTCCTCGAAACCCATCGCACCGAACGCGGTACTCTTTCCGCTGAGGACGACACCATCTACAACCGCATGGACAAGGAGATCGACGAGTACACCAAGGAAATCGCCCGTCTGGAGCGTATCGAGGCCCGTGACGCGGAGCTCGCCAAAGCGGTAAACTCTCCGATCATCGAAAAGCCGTCAGGCGCGATCAAGGAAAAGACCGGCCGCGCTTCGGACGCCTACAAGGAGGATTTCGCCTGCATTCTTCGCGGCAAGCCTATTCTCCACAATGTTCTGAGCACATCTCCCGATGTGGACGGCGGTTATCTCGTCCCGGAGGAATTTGAGAATCAGATCGTCACCGGCCTTGAGGAAGCAAACGTGATCCGCTCTATCGCCAAGACCATCACTACCGCTGCCGAGCGTAAAATCCCCATCGCGGCCACGCACTCCATTGCCGAGTGGACCGCCGAGAACGGCGACTACACCGAAAGCAACCCAACCTTCGCACAGAAAACCGTCGATGCGTTCAAGCTTACCGACCTTGTGAAGGTCAGCATCGAGCTCCTGCAGGACTCCTATTTCGATCTGGAAACCTATATCGCGCAGGAGTTTGCGCGTGCTTTCGGCGCGGCTGAAGAGGAAGCCTTCTGCATCGGCACCGGCACCGGCCAGCCGACCGGCATCTTTGACGCCACAAACGGCGGTCATGTCGGCGTCACTGCAGGCAGCGCCACGGCCATCCCGCTGGACAACCTCATCGCCCTCATCTACGCCCTGAAATCTCCGTACCGCAAGGGCGCGAAGTTCCTCATGAAGGACACGACCGTTTCCTCCATCCGCAAGCTGAAAGACCAGAACGGCGCATACCTCTGGCAGCCGAGCGTACAGGCAGGTCAGCCGGATAAACTGCTCGGCTACGATCTCTATACCAGTCCCTATGTCCCGGAGCCTGCCGCTGGCGCGCTGCCTATCGCTTTCGGCGATTTCAGTAACTACTGGATCGCGGACCGCACCGGCAGGACCGTCCAGAAGCTCATTGAGCTTTACGCGGGCAAAGGTCAGGTCGGCTTTATCGCCACCGAGCGTGTTGACGGCAAGGTCATTCTGCCCGAAGGCATCCAGCTCCTGAAAATGGGCTCTTAACGGAAGGAGGTGGCGATGATGAGCACCCTTCTTGAGAAGGTTAAGCAGAATCTGATTCTTGAACACACGGCGGATGATGAGCTGATCGAACGCTTCATCACCGCCGCTGTTTCTTACGCGGAAAGCTATCAGCACATCGCGGCGGGCACCTATGCTGATGAAAGCAAGATGCCCGCCACCACGGAACAAGCGATTATTATGCTGGCGAGCCACCTGTATGAATCGCGCGACGGTTCTACAGGCGGCTTTTTCTCGGATAACGTACAGGCCGCGCAGCAGGTATGGACCACGGTCAACCTACTTCTGCGGCTTGACCGGGATTGGAAGGTGTGAGCATGAGTTTTGGTAAGATGAACACCTTCATTGACCTCGTACAGAAAGTGACCGTCAAGGATTCGGAGGGCTTTTCCATCGAAACGGATGAAATTATCGCGTCTGTCAGAGCGTACCGGGAGGGTCGGCACGGCAGCGAGAAATGGGCAAACCGCGCTCAATTCTCAGAAGCCACCGACCTTTTCCGTTTTCGCCAAATCCCTAATGTGACCGTTACGACCGCAATGGTTGTGGAGAACAAAGAAGGTCGTTTTGAAATCACCTCGGTAGAAAATGTCAAAGGGCGCGGGATGTACATTGAAGTGCTCGCCAAGGAGGTGAAGCAAAGTGGCTAAAGTGGATATGAAAATACCGGAGGACTTTCTCCTAAAGCTATCACGGCTCGGAGAGAAAACAGACCAAATTATCCCGAAGGTGCTGGAAGCGGGCGGCGAAGTTGTGGAAGCAAAAGTAAAGTCCAACCTTC